GGGATGTGTAATACGCCAGTAGTACACCCAATAGATTTTAACACCTGGACAGATTGTACTAAACATGGAGCAGTAGTAACCATTAAAGCTACCAATGATTTTTTAGAAAAATTTAATAATCAAAAATTATATATTTCGTATTTTTGTAATGAAGTAGAGAGAATAAATGCGTAAAAAAAAGAAAGCATCTAATTCAAATGTTGAAGATCATAATGGTATAAGAATTTCTTACCATGAAAAAGTTTGCGCTGAACGAATGAAAACTTTGTTTAAAGCAATAGATGAAATGCGAGGCGATATTAAAAGTTTAAAAGCCGACATGAATAGAGGAAAAGGAGCTGCTGCAATAATAATACTGATAGGTGGTTTACTTGGCTCAATCCTCTACTACTTTACGAAATAGAAAAACCAATGCCAAAGGTTTAGCAAACGAACTATTAGTTGCTGCTGAATTTGCAAAGGATCCAAATCTAATAGTCTTTACCCCAATAGGCGCGGGGCCAGTAGACATATTAGTTCTTAACATTAAGACGGGAGAGTACACGGCTTATGATGTCAAAACACAAAACTATCGCAAGAATGGCTGGAAGATTGCAAGAGCTAGAACTGGCGAGCAAAAGAGATTAGGTGTCAAAATTATTAATTTTGAGCCAGGAGATAAATAAAGCATGGAAAAAATTAAAGAAAGAATTAAACAACACGAAGGGTTTAGGCGTTCTGTCTACTCCGACAGTTTGGGTTTCGCTACTATTGGTTATGGCCATCTGGTTTTACCTACCGATAATTTTGTGGAAGGTGTGGAATATTCTAAAGAAGAACTTGATACTGTTTTTGAAAATGACTTCCAGATTGCTCTTACATCTGCGGAAGAATTATTGGAAGAAATAGAAGTACCCGAAACAGTTAAAGGTATCATTTGCGAAATGTGTTTCCAACTTGGAAAGCCTCGTACTATGAAATTTAAAAAGATGTGGGAAGGTATTGAAGAAACCGACTACAATAAAGCAGCCGATGAAATGATTGATAGTAATTGGCACAAGCAAACTACTGCGCGTTGTGAAGATTTAGCCGAACTTATGAGGAGCTGCGCATGATCCAATTATTAAGTTTATTAAAAAATCCTTTAGTAAAAATGGGAGCAGAAAAAATCTCGTCTCATTTTAAACATAAAGCAGAAAAGGTAAAAGTAATTAGAGCTGCTGAAATAGAGGCAGCAAAAGACGTAGATATAACTAGGATTAAAAGCCAAGATCAATCTTACAAAGATGAGATCTTAATGCTTTGGTTGATTGGAATGCTAACTACTGGTTGGTTTCCATCTACTAGAGAGAACTTTAGAGAGTGGGTATCAATCATAAATGATCTACCCGATAGCGTATGGTATTTAGTTATCATAGTATTTACAGCCAGTTTTGGATCCAGAGTTTCTGATAAGTTGATGAATAGAAAAAAGAAGTAATGGCTAAACAAAAGTTTACTCATTTTGTACCTCGTGATTTGCCAAAGAAACGGCCAGGCGTACATAAAAAATCTCAAAATAAATCAGAAAAAAGACAGCAGAAACAGACAAGATATAAAGGCGGTGGAAGATGAGAATGCTGCTTAAAATTATTGTTAGAATAAGAATGAAATACGCAGATCTTAGGGGTCATCGTGGAAAGCGTTGGAATTACGAACCATCCAAACATTATTTTAGAGGCAAGAATAGATGAATATTACAGACATATTAAAAAAAAATTTTGTTATGGTTCCAGTAGTTATTTCTATTGTAGTTGGAACATTTACTGGCGTTAGATACATAGTAAATTTAACAGAAACTATAAATAAAAATAAAGCAGAAATTACCACAATAAACGATACTCATCTTTTTAATTTTAAAACTTACATAGCTAGACTACAAGAAAATCAAAATCATTTACTATTAAATATAGAAACAAATAAAGGTAATACCATTGTTGCTAACGACAAGATGGATAGGCTTGAAGAAAAAATCAAGCAACTAGAAATAGATTTTAAAAATCTTCTTATAAAAAGAAGTGAGTAACATTAAATATCTAATTATATTTATTTTAATAACAAGTTGTTTGAAAAGTGAACATAATTTTATAACTGCTCCTCCAGGCTTAACTTCTGCAATATATCAAAAACTAATAAAAATAGAAAATGAACAGAAAAACTAATACAGCTTTAATTGCATTACTTGGAACTATCCTATTAGGATTATCAACTTGGGTTTTAATATCCATAATAGAAATTAAATCACAAATAAGCTTTATTCAAAGTGAACTGGTAAATCTTGACAAAACTATTGGTCGGATTTTTTACTGGTTTGAAAAATTTACAAATAAATAAATCAACACATCCTCAATGCGAAAACGAAAACCGAAAGTGGTTACACAATTTAAATGTGACCATTGCCAAACTACAACTTCATCATTTGTAACTACTAACAAGTACCAACATTTCTGTCGTATTCAAACACCTGGATTTCCAGCTGATAAAGACTGTATGGCTGAGTATTTTGGTACGAAATATAACTAGCATTATCTTATAAAATCATTATATGTATTTATGAAGTATTTGATTTGGTGACAGCAATTTTCAGGTTAGCACCGTTTCAGTACCAAATGGTCTGGGGGGTGTAGCTCAGTTGGTTAGAGCGATCGCCTGTCACGCAAGATCCTTTTCAAATCCTTCGTATTATTAACTTTTAATAAAGGAAGGAAACACTACTTGTTTTATTTTGCTAGGAAACATAGGAGTTTATTTAGAGTTGCAATTAGAATATTTCAGATTGTATATTTTAAATATATTCTTCGTACCGTTTCAGTACCGTTTCAGTACCGTTTAAGTACCGATCCTATACTTCGGAGCGTTCGTGAGAAAAAAACACTTGGCAATCTATCTCCAGTAGTTATTAAATCAATATGACTGATCTAAAAGTAACTTTGAGAAAAGGTAAATATGTTATTCAAGATTATACGAATGGCAGAAAACAAGTCAGAGATAGAGATAATAAAAAACTATTATTCCAATATAAGAAAGAAGCTCAAGCCTACGCTAAAGAGCTGTCAGGCGCTATAGAGCGTAAAGAAATCAAACTATCTGGCAGACATAACTTCAAACAGAAGTTCAAAGAGTATGGTTTATTTCGTTTAGAGATGGCTCATGCAGCAACCTCAAGAGATACTGTTGGCGGAGTATCTGGTTACATTTCTTATTTTAATAAGTTTGTAGTACCACACTTTCCAGATGTATATCTTGATGAAGTAGATGGTCCAATGTTAGAGGATTTTGTTAAAGCATTAGTTGCAGCAAAAGTACCTCACAAAACAAACACTAGAATAATTCAACACATCCATACATTTTTGAGATGGTGTGAATTTAAAAAATTGCATCATAATTTTGCAAGTGCTTTAGCTTGGAAAATAGGTAAGCATGGATCTAGTTATTTGTTACCTGAAAATGATGAGGATCTAAAAGAAAAAAGAACTGAAGTTATTTCAACTGATGAAGTAAATATGGTTTTATCTTATGTTGAAAAGCATAAAGATAGATCAAGAGATGATGCTATAGCTTATGGTATCTTTACTATGTTGGCTTGTTTCGGTTTGAGATCTTCAGAAATTAGAGGATTAAAAAAGACTAGCTTTAATTTTGATAATAACACCGTAAGTATTAAAGGTGCATATCATGCAAGAACTGGCTATGCTAATAGAACAAAGAATATAGGTAGTAGAAGATTATTAGATTTTACTACTTCTCAATCAAGACATATCAAATGGTTCTATGATTATATGTTTAATCAAAGACCTCATAACAAATACTTCTTTGCTGGATCAAGAGGAGATGGACCAATCTCTGAATACTATTCAAGAAGATTAATCTACAAAACTTATGAAGCTGTAGGTCTTGCAAAGTTAAGATGGTTTACTAAAGCAAATACATCTCAATATGAAATCCTGGAGTGTAGATTTAAAGATGGACCAAGTAAAACTTGGAGGCATTACAATGCTTTATTGTTAGTCAACAATATGCAGACTTTAGGTTTAACTCCTAACTACATTAAAGAGAGAGTAGGTCACACTAGATGGACAACTACTTCAGATCGTTATGCTAATCATAATGAACAAGGTAGTTTTGAAATAAGACAAGAGAGAGCTGCAAAAGCAGAAACTGCTCTTGGATTAAATTTCTTCAAAAAATAATAAGTATTAGATGTTATGGAGGCTGCAAGAATGCAGTCTCCGTAGCTGTGTGTAGCTTTAATTCTGGCGATATATGCCTAAATGTTCGTTTCCTTCTCTCAGGATCTCAATATCTTTTTTTAATGTATAGATTTGTTTTTCTAATTT